GACGCTCCTCTCGCAAGACGACGTTCCCGCCGAAACGCCGCCCGCGCCGGTTCCTGGTGGCGAACCATCGGCTCCGGTCGAGGGCGAACCAAAGCCGGTCGAGGTCGCGCCGGTCGTCGTGCCAGAGCCGATCGTCTACGAGCCGCCGACGCTGCCCGAAGGCGTCACGTTGGCGAACGAACGACTGGCCGAGTTCGATACCGTCATAGCGCAATCTCGGGTTCCTCCCGAAGCCCGCCAGCAACTCGTTGACATGTTCATCCAGGAACGGCGCGGCTGGGAGCAGGAGGCCGCGCGACAACAGCAAGACGTGTGGGCACAGACCCGTCAGGCGTGGCGCGATCAGATCACGTCCGACGAACAACTTGGAGGCGCGGCCTATCAAACGTCGCGCGCCAAGGCGATCCAGATGATCGACCAGTTCGTGGCGCCAGCGCACCGGGCCGAGTTTGAAAACGCGTTGCTCGCGACCGGTATGGGCGATCATCCAGCCATGTTCCGGTTCCTGAACAATCTGCATCGCAAGTTCGGTGCGCCACCTGTTCCGACGCCGCCTAACGGCCCGTCTCCCACCAACGGAGCGGGCAAATCGAAACGAATGCGGGACATGTATACCAATCCACGCTCGCAGCGGGCCTGAGTGGCCATCACCTTGAAGGAGATCTGATATGCCCACTGGCGCTTGGCCCAACATCATCGACGTAGCGCAGCGCGAAGGGCCTGACGGCAAGCCGCTGTTTCTGGCCGAAATGCTGTCGCAGACGAACGAAATCCTGCCTGACGCGCCATGGGTCGAGGCGAACGAAAAGACCGGGCACGAGTTCGGCTTTCGTGACAGCATCCCGGCCGGCGCGTGGCGGTCCTACAACATGGGTGTCGGCTACTCGAAGTCCACGAGCGGCAAGGCGCGCGTCGGCATCGGCACGCTGGCCGCTTATTCCCAGATCGATCGCGATCTCGCGGAGGACACTGGGGACGCTGAAGGATTTCGCGAGAGCGAAGATATCGCGTTCGTCGAGGGCCTTGGCCAGACGTGGGCCGAGACGCTGTTCTACGGCAACACGGTGGCCAACCCGTCGCAGTTCATGGGTCTCGCGCCGTTCTACAACGCAATGTCCACGTCCGTCGCGAAGAACGCGACCAATGTCATCAACGGCGGTGGCGTGGGTTCGTCCAACACGTCGTTCTACATGATTTGCTGGAACGAAGGCGCGTTCTACTGCGCGTATCCCCGCGCCGGGCAGGCTGGCTTGCTCATGGAGGACAAGGGCGACACCGTTCCAGGCTACGACAGTCTCGGCAACCGGTTCGAAGCTTACACTTCGTATTTCCGCTGGCGCGGCACGCTGGTCCCGCAGGACTGGCGGAACGGCGTTCGCATCGCGAACATCGATACGACGGCGGCCGGCCTCGCCGGGTCAAACGCGCCGGACTTGTTCTCTCTGCTGGCGCAGGCGATGTATCTGCCTCCGTCTCTCGGAAAGCGCCAGTCCGGCATCTCGACCACTGACGCGCCGCGCGATCGTTCCATGGGCGTTCGCGCCGTGATCTACGTCAACCGCACCGGGCGCCACTGGATGGACGTGCAGGCGACGCGGGATCGCAACGTGCTGTTGCGCGTTGAGGATTACGCTGGGATGCCCGTAATGGGTTACCGCGACATCCCCATCAAGATATGCGATCAGATCCTGAACACGGAAAGTCGCGTGACCTGATCGCGACGTTCCTGACGCAGCCCTAACACTTTCTCCGGGAGTTCCCCGCCATGCAACTCGACGCACTTACCACTTTCGTTTATGCCAACGGCACGCCCCAATCCGTGGTTGGCGCGGCTGGCGCGGCCATCCCTCTCGGGCAACCCATTGACCTTCTGGGCCAGGGTGTCGGCACCATTCCGCAGAACATCATCGGCAATACCAGCGTGTTCGGTGTTGATCCGGGTATCGGGCGCATCAGGCCGGAAATCCAGATCAACATCGGCACCGGCTTCACCACGGGAAACGCGGCGACTGGCACGTTCGCGTTGCAATATGCGGCGGACCAGGGCGCGGCGGGCAACTACCAACCGGCCACGTGGTATACGTCGTCCGAGACGCAGGCCCACGCGGTCAGTGTCCTGACCCCTGGCCAGATCATCCGGCTGGACGTAACCCCGGCCCCTCCCGAGGTGCTGACGCCGCGTTATGTGCGGCTGATCTGCTACCCTCCGGCGGGCGAAAACTTCAGCGCCGGAACCGTGTCGGCGGCGTTCATGACGATGGCCAGGGACGATCAGGCCAATCGCCAGGCCGCGTCCAATTACACGGTCGCTTGATCGTGGCTGCTATTTCGAAGCCCACTGGCCAGACCGGACGCGCGATGCCGTCCGACGAAGACCTGGCGGAGAACGCTGAGGCAGATGTTCGCCGGCTATCCTCGGCGTTTGGCGAGGAGTCGAACGACGCCGCCATTGACGCCAAGGTTCAGGAACGCATCAACGCGATGCTGCCTGACCTCATGGCGAAGCTCGTGGCCACGATGCAATCGCAGGGCGCGGTGCAGGGGGCGCCCGTTTCGGCCGATGACAGGGGGTTCGTCGCATCCCTGGCGCTCCAACTCGCGGAACTGACGGGCCAGGGCACCGGGCGCATCTACGTCGCCCCGGAGATCGTGGAGACGCGGCGCCGGGCGCTGGGAGACATGCGCGATCTTCTGGTGGCGTTGCGGGCACAGCGCGAGATGCCGGCTTATGCCTTGACGAACAAGGTGCAACTGAACCTCGGCCGCGGCATTGGCGAGGTATTGGTCGATCATCTCTACCGAGACGCCAACAAGGTGGTTCAGACTACGGAGATCGACTGGCCCGGCATTCCGAACATGTCGATGCGTCCGATCAACGAAGCGGCTGAGCGTGTCTACGCACTGTTTCTGACGTGGACCGGATCTGAGCCGAGTCAGGATCAACAGGACGAAATGTTCGCCGTGACCAGTCATGGCGCGGTCATTCGCGGGCGGGCCGCTGGGGTCATTCTCCGGAACGACAAGAATGCGCGTCAGGTCGGCGACGGTTTCCACGATGACGATGACGATGGTCCCATCGGTGGCATCCGCAAGCGGGACACGGACGCGCCGAAGCAGCGGGTTCAGGTGTTCGGCACGTTGACGAAGCCGGTCGAGGTCGGCTGAGTTGGGTATCCCGATCGCCGCGGCTCAGACGCCTCCGGCCAACGACCAGGCCAATGCGGTTGTCTCGGGTGCGTTCACCGGGGCGGCGCAGGTGTCAGGGTCGTTCCTGGTATGGGGGCCGTTCAACGTATTTCTCTACGGGCCGAGCGGGCCGAACGGCAACTGGAACGGCACTGTCCAACTCGAGCGGTGTTTCGATGGCGGCGTCACCTGGATCGTGTGCGGGATCGGGGGCGCTGGGCTGCAAGCCGTTTGGGCCAGCGCCGGCACCGGATCGGACATTTCGATCATCGCCGGTGAGGTCGAGAAGGGCATGATCTATCGGTTACGCTGCACCGCGTTTGTCTCTGGCCCGATCAATTATCGCATGTCCACCACGGGCCAGGCGGCGTTGTCGCTGTCGGTTTCGACGGCGCTATAGGGGTTCATCATGGCGTCAACCAACGGCATTGGCATCGTTCAGGGAGCGGTCCCCGCCGTTAACCCGTTGGGTGGACTGGAAACTCTTGATCTGGCGCTTGGCGGTCCCGTGCATGGGAAAGCCACCACGCAGCAAGTTGGCGCCTTAGCTTTTTCCAATAATCCGTATGTCAACGGCGGCACGATCAATGTCACACCGACAACGAATTCTCTGATTATAAACGCTAATTCTGGATCGCCACCGGCCGCGTTACCAGGCACCGCGATTCAGGTAGTCGGTCCTGACGGCGGAGCGGTTCGATGTGAGGTCGATGCCTTTGGCGGGTCCGCACAGTTTGTTGGGCGCGCGGCGGGCGGAACCCAAGCCGCTCCCACGGCACTCGTATCTGGGGCGTCGATCGCTCAATTTAGCGGCATGGGCTTTGATGGAACTGCTTACGCCGCCAGCGGCTCCAGCATCAACATCAACGCGGCGGAGAACTATACTCCGACCGCGCACGGCACTTCAATATCGTTCCGCACGGTCAATACCGGATCAGTCGCCCTTTCGACCAAGATGGTCATCGGGAACTATGTCCTGGTCGGGACCACCGTCGCGAGTGGGACGAATAATCTTCAGGTCAGCGGCGGCCTTTCGGTTGATAACGTGGTGGTGTCCGGCGCAACGTTATCAATCACTGGTCTCGGGACGATTGATCCCCACGTTGTTGGCCGTGCATGGCTCAACAGCAACGTTCTCACCATTTCAGGGGGATAATCTGATGTTTCGACTACTCGTCCTTCTTCTGCTTGCCGGCACCGCGCACGCTCAAACCCAGATGCAGTTTCCCACGACGCCATGGGGCGGCTTCGCGCCAGCCGTCGTGCAATGCGGAGGGCTCTACGGCGCTAACTTCAATACGACAGCGGATCAGGCCATCCCCGTCTCGTTTCCGAGTTATCGTTATGTCATCGACAAGATCGAGGTGACGAACCCGAGCGTGTCGATGACGACGGCGGCTGGTGGCGTTTACACGGGCGCCAGCAAAACGGGACAAACACTCGTGGCCAGCGGTCAGGCATATTCTGGGCTGACCACGAACGCAGTCAACACGGACGGGAGTGCTCTGGCACTGACGCTCGCGACATCCGCCACTACTGACTATCTCAACTCCACCCCGATCTACCTGTCGCTGACAACGGCCCAAGGCGCGGCGGCAACCGCCGACGTGCGGGTCTACTGCCGGCCCCTCTACTGAC